CACTGTAAGGTCTTCGCCATTGATAGCGATAGCAGCATTGCCTCCACCTCCACCAAAAATATTGTTTCCGTTAACTATTAAATCCGCAGCAATAGCCACGTTATTATCAACTAATGTGATAGCAGTAACGCCGGTGCTGCTTTTAATATCATCACCATTAACTCTTAAATCACCTGCTATAGTAGCATCAGCACCACTTAGCGTAATAGCAGTAGCAGTGCTAGATTTAATATCATTACCAGCGACAGTTAAATCACCTGCTACCGCAACATCATTACCAGTTAATGTCATTGCCAATCCGGTAGAACTATAAACATACCCGCTGCCGCCTACAGTTAAATCACCACCTGCAACTCTTAAATCACCTGCTATAGTAGCATCAGCACCACTAACTGATATGGCAACAGTTCCACCTGTGCTGCGAATATCGCCACCATTAAGCGTTATATCACCAGTGCTTATGTCAGCACCGCTTAATGCAATAGCAACTGTTCCACCACTGCTTTTAATGTCATTACCACTAACAGTTAAATTACCTGCAATAGCGGCATCGGCACCGCTTACAGTGATAGCAGTTACGCCACCAGTGCTTTTAATGTCACCACCGTTTAAGATAACATCTTGAATACTGGCATTACCGTTTGAAGTAATATCGCCTGTAGTGCCATCAATTGTAGCAGCGGTATCGCCCACTGCCAAGCCAAATTTGACTTTGAATTTTTCGTTGCTCATAGTTCACACAATCCCTATTAAATTACGCTTGTTCTAACAATATTAAATCGTGTATTGTTAGCCGTTGCTGGTGTAGCCAACAATCGCATGTTGCTACCGCTTATGTCCGCTGTAAAGTTTGCCAATGCAGCAGCAGTATAAAGTTCACCATATGTAGTTAGCATGGCACTAGCACCGTTTCTAAGTGTAGTAAAGCCAACAGTATGGAAGGCACCGCTTACAGTGTCTTGTATTGTAATTGTTCCGGTTAAACTGTTCTTTAGTGTAGTAGTCAGTGCCACTGTCGCGGTAGAAGTTGTTATAACCTGTGTAGTTGTTATCGCCGCCTCGCTACCTAACACAAGATTACTTGTAGTAGCAGTAGGTGTAATATTTAATGTTCCGCCTGTAGTAACAACACCAGTTGAACTTAATGTTGTTGGTGTAGCCCCGCCGAATCCTGCCACTATATTACCAGTTGCATTAACGTTTGCAGTTGTAAAGTTGTCGGCAACTAAATTATTGTTAATAGTAGTTGTTCCGGTATTAGCACCGATACTAACGGTTGTAGCAGCACCTGCTAGATTAACAGTAGTAGCAGCGGTATTGACTAAATTAAACGTTGTAGCAGTAGTAGTAATATCACCGCCGTTAACAGCCAAATCACCACCTAATATTGTGTTGCCAGTGATCTGTGCAGTGCCCTGAACATCCAAACTATAACTTGGTGTATTGGTGTTGATACCAACACGATCCGTTGCAGTGTTCACAAATAGTTTGTTAGTGCTGACCGCTAGGTTGTGCGGGATACTAGTATTTCCGTCACCGTCTAATAGCACCAACTCATTGACTACAGTTCCTCTGCCGCCATACCAAGGCACACCGCCGCTGGCATAACCATTATATTGACGGACATAAATCGGACTTGCACTGTTTGCAACACCGGCGTTATCACCTGTGGCAATTTCTAAATATCCGCTATCAACTCCAACTGATCCTGCACCGATAAACCACGGATCATCCACGGCACTTTGACCGCGAATACCATACATGCTGTTTACACCTTGTGCTTGTGTAGCAAAAGTGATAAACGGAGCAGTGGCTGCTTGTGCAGTGCCGTTTAAGTTGATATTGCCGCCGTTGACAGTTAAGTCGCCCTGTGCTTCCAATAACGGACTTTTAACTTGAACTCGTCCGCTGGCAAGATTACCTAAGTTAACTTCGGTTGTAGCACCATTACCTACGTTAACTACTACAGCGTTTGCATTGAACAAATTACCTGTTGTAGCAGTAGTAGTAATATCACCGCCGTTGACAGCCAAATCACCTGCAACACTGGCGTTGTTGTTTAATTCCCAAGTATCAGTTGTTTCATTCCATGTGATAGTAGCGTCTGCACCTGTTTGTCCTCGCTCAACTGCGATAGTAGCATTAGTAGCATCGCCGCCTACATTACCGGCATTAAGAACTAAATTAGTTCCCCAAACACTTACACTGGCACCAGTTGCAACTAACGGGCGAATGTTTGCAGTTAAGGAGTTGAATTGTAAAGTTAAACCAGAACCGTTGGTCAGTGTAATTGCACTGCCGCCAAGCGTAGTTGATAATTGACATTGTGTAGTAGTCAATCCAGCAGCAATAACATAATAAATTGCATCACCAGTCAAACCGCTTGCAGTAGTGTTAAGGTATCTAACAGGTGTGCCTGCTGTATAACCATGAGCAGAAGAAAACACTAAGGTGTTTCCGCCGGTGATACTAGTTGCAGTTCTTGTTGCAAAATTGTCAGTGCTTGTGCTAACACGATAATCAATATTATTTAATACTGGGCTGTATGCAAACGCAACGCTACCGAAGTTTGCAGCCGATTGACTGGCACTATCAACACCAAATAGTAAAGACGAACCATCTCCGGTTGTGTATGGTGTAGTATCAGTATTCTTATACAAGCGAGCAGCACTTTGTGCTCTACCCGGTGTAGTTGTATTAGTGACTTGGAAAATAGGAGCACTTGTAGTCCAGTCAACTAAACTGGTCGCAATCCAATCCCCATCCTCCCACACTAACATTTGTCCATCGGCTGTGCCTACCGGTAAAGGATCAGCACCGTTAACTGCGATAGTGTTACTATCAACGCGACTGATTGTAATACCACCTGTCCCCTCAAACTTAACACTATCGGTAATGCCTGTGCTACTTACTAATGCTAGATCAGCACCGCCAGCAACAGGGTTTGCCTGAATAACATAACTGGCACCAAGTGCGGCTACGCTGGTAAAGTATAAGTTGCCGCTACCGTCAGTTGTTAAAACTTGGTCGGTAGTTCCGTCTGTAGATGGAAAAGTATAGTTGGGCAAACTCAAGGTGCTTTGTAACGCTACAGCACCAATCAATAAACTCGTTCCTTGAACAGTAAGATTACCACCTACGTTCAGGTTGCTGCTAACAGCACCACCTCCAGTATTCGGGGCACTCAATCCGCTGCTATTATAAAGTGTTGTAAAGTTGCTTGAACTTACTTCGCCTACAATAGCGGTTGTTTCATATAAACTTGGCATGGTTGTTCCTTACTTAATATTGTATTGGCGATACTGTCTTGGTTGCCAAACGCTGGTCAATCGTGTATGACCACCCGACCATTTTGCCAAACTATTTTGATCGCTAACAGTTGCTACCGCTTGCTGGAACTTACCTTCATAAGTTGCCGCATCTGTTTCGTTATGGCGTTTTAGATAATACTCACGAAGTGTAGCATAGATATAACCTTCTGGGAAAGTTTGCAACACTTGGTTAGTCTGTGTGTTTAAGTCTGTTAGTTTAATATCGGTGATTGTGCCTGCTGTTGGTATTGTTCCACCTGTAACAGTTACAGTGATCTGTGTTTCGCTATCAACAGATATAACTGATATAGTGCCTCCGTTGGCAATAGAGCCAACACCGTTGGTAGCAGTTATTTTACTGCCAACTGTAATGCCTGTTGTAGTAGTCATACCGCTGATTACTGCTGTCCAAGGACTTCCTGTGCCTGTGATACTACCAACTGTTCCCACACCACTGATTAAAATATCATCTACTGGACTGAACAATAGTGCCCAAGCCTTGTAGTAATACATGTTGATTAAGTCGCCTTGCGCGGTATAAGGCAAGAATTTGTATGTTTGCCCAACTTCACTGAACTTACCGCGAATAACTGCCGGAACGTTTACAGGTTGTAGATACAACTGTGCAATCATACCCTGTGTAATAATGTCACGATCACCGATACGATCATATACAATCCACGGTCCTGCTTGACTTTGGTTTGTTTGAGGTGCTGCTGTTTGGAATACAACAGTTCCGTTAACAGTGCCAGTATTAGCAGCACTAAGTGTAATCACTAAATTATTCACTGCGGTAACAGTTGCACCTTCTGCTATACCAGTGCCAACAACAGCCATACCAGTTATAACCGTTCTGCTTGGAGTATCACTTAACGTAATAGTGTTAGCACCCATACTGCCAGTTGCTGCAACACTTACAATATATTGCTGACCTTGTTTGAAGAACAGGATAGGTTTGTTCATATCACCTGGAATTGGAATAGCACCTGTGCTATCAACAACACCGATATATTGAGGATCATACGGATCACTACGCAGTGCAGGCAGTTCTAAGTTACGCATTGATAACTCACCTAAAAAGATACACTGCTTGATCTCTGCTGTGTTTGTGCTGCCTGTAAAATCTTTGATATAATCTACAAGGGCATCTGCTGTTGGGACTGTAAACATTTAATTAGTTTCCTTTATCGTTGCCCATCGCTTATATGAGGCAATGGATAATTTTTTCCTATACTCATCAGTTATGACTTTATTCTTATTGCCATCTCTAACGTTATCTTGATTTAGCATCTTTGTGACATTATCTGGACTATATGCTCCACAATCATTATTGCGAGCCATCACCAGTTTATCTTTGCCTTTACCGCGAAGAACAATATCTTCTCCCCACCAATCGACCCATTCTTGGTAAGCGAACTCAAACGGAATATTTCTGCGGCGTGCATTTTGTTTTTGAGTGTGATATTCTTTACTATATGGTATTTTAGGTCTTCCCATTATAACCTCCGAATTGTGTTTTGTCCCCACCTCTGCGAGTAGGTATTCTTGGACGAATTGGCAGCGGTAATTTACCGCCTGGGTAGCAGATGAATTGCGGGTAGTCGCGTTCGACTATTTGATAGAATTGTGCTTTTAAGGTTCTATCATGCTTAATAGCATTCCAAGGTATTCCATCGAAATATTCATCGCTTATTCTTATACTTACCACATTAGGCAATTCCATCCACTTATGTTGTAATTTACCATCTTCACCGATTGGTGCCATTGGATCAGGATAACCTTGTTCTGCTGCTTTTCTGTATTCTTGGCAACGACGAGCAATGGCTTCGGCGTTCTTTTGTTCTCGTTTGATATAGAACTTACCGTCTTCTCTGCCTGTAGTGATAATGATATTACCGCTGCTGTTGCTACTGGTTCTTGACCAGTCGCCCTTCATGCTATTGTATAACGCATCGTTCTTCAATAACTTATCTGCCACTCCGTTGTGACTTGTAACCATACCGCCGTGATCTTGCCTGTAATAGTCAAAATTCTTTTCAGGGTCTTGGTCACTCAAATATTCTGGTTTATTAATGTCGCTCATAGTATAGTATTTATGCTAAACAATAACCAAAAGAAAAGGCTGCCCGAAGGCAGCCTGTGTTTATATAATCTTGTTTAGAGATTACGGTGTAACATCGCCAGCACCTGCGTTTACACGCTGGACCATAGCAGCAGCACGAGCACCTGGAAGTGTTGGGCTTACTGTATCGTTGGCTTTGATGTTGTTTAGAACACCAACACCCGCTGGGTTGCGAACAATCAATGTTCCTTCCATGATGAACTGGTCTAAACTAGCATCAGCATTGCTGAATACTTCGTTGTTAGGACCAAGATCACGCAAACTACCCCACTGAACAACATCTTCGTTTAGGAAGTAAATGCTGTTAGGTGCAACTTGATCCATGATCCAAGAATCAAAGATTTCGTATGTGTAGTTGAAGTCGCCTTCGTAAGTTTGGATTGTGTCGCCACGCTCGCTGTTTACGCGGTTGATACCACGGCTTTGAGGGATGTTATCGCTGATACTAGTGCGTAGACTTGTAGGAGCAACAACAGTGCGAATCTTCGCATTGTAACGCTGTTCAGCAACAGTTACCAACTGCTTGTATAGAGCAGGGCTGAAATACTGGTTAGTAAATGTTCCAGAGTAGAAAGAACTACCGTTACCATAAACTGTTAGAGCACCAGTTGTAGTTGTTGCACTGTCAGTAGATTCGTTGTTAACGTTAGAGTCGATATCACCAACACCAGCAGTTCCGTTGAACGACATAGTTCCTGCGAAAGAACTCAAACTACCCATACGACGACCTGTTTGACCGCTTGGTAGACCACTAGCGGAACCGCTTTGACCAGCATACTTTGTGCCGATTTGGTCTTGGCGAACTAATTGTAGTTCTACGTCGAACATAAGTTCGATCAACTGCTTAACTTCTTGGTAAGCCTGTGGATCACCACCAGCCTGCATAACTGCACGAGCAGTTCCGCTACTAGCGATTGTTGTGCTGAAAATCTGTGTGTAGTTACCTAAGTTGTAACGGCTGTTAGATTCAGCGTTTGCTGTAGAAACAGCAGCACCTTCAACTTGTGCTTGAACAGCAGGAGTGCGGTAAATGTCATCAGCCCATAATGGTAATGTGCTGTTAACTTTACGCTTCTTGCTCATAGCCATGTTTAGAACAGGAGTATCGTCCTTAACACGGTTAGACACATCTAGGTCTAGGTCTTTGACAACGATATCACTGCCATATGCTGTGGTGCCGTTACCAATTTGACTGGTTGTAATTTCTGCCATGATTGGCTCCTTAAATTAAATTATCTACCACCTCTAGCCTGTCGCATTCTTTGCAACTGGGCAACTAAGAGGTTGTCGGCGGCTTTCTTGTCGCCTCTATTGGCTTGCTCACGAAGTTTAGCAATGTCATCACCCTGACCTTTTTGGCTGTTACTACTGCCTTTGCGTTGAGTCAGTGTTGCAATGCTTGCTCCTGCTGATTTAGTTTGTGGCTTATCACGATATCGTAATCCGTCACGCACCAAACTCAAAAGTGCCTCATCACTACTTATCAAATCTAAGTTATCAACACCAGGAACGATCTGTTGTTTAGCACTGCCCCATACCTTGCTTAGTTTGTCTCGTATTTCGTTATAGACATATTCGTTTTTCAACTCTTTGTCTGTAAAACTCTTACGAGCCGTTTCTAATGCACCTGCAACCTGTTGGCTACGGATGGCACGGAATTGGTCTACCGCTGGCTTCAACTGACCGATAACGGCTTGTTGTTGCCTGATATACTGCTCATTCTGCTGCATACTGGCTTGTATACGAGCGATCTGTGCAGGATCATTTGTTCTCGCTAATTGTTGTTGGAAAGTCGTTTGATAATTTTGTGTTTTCACAATCTCATCATAGGCTTGCTTCAACTTAGGTTGAACGGTAAACTCCATTGCTAAAGTAAGACCTTCTTGTTTTGATCGCATATCATTGATGTATTCATCAAACTCTGCACGCTCAATCTTGAGTTGTCTTGCTTCTTCGTGTATTGCACTACCTTGACCTAATATTGCTGCGGCTTTCTTAGCATCAATTACGACTTCTTTGCCATTCTTCATAAATTTGAATTTGGCGTTAGGGTTCGTTTCTGCGAACTCAATAAAGTCAATCAATTCGTCTGCTGTAGAATCAGTCTGGTCTTCGCTTACAGGCTCATCCTGGGCTTGGTCCTCTTGATTGTCGCTTACAATTTCAGTGTCGCTGGTATCAGCAACTTCAGGCTCCCCTTCAGGTGCCACAGGGCTTGATTCTGCTGCCGCATCCTCTTGACCTGTCACAGCCTCGTCTGGCTGCTGTCTAAGTAGATTACGCTGAGTTTGATCTCTCATAGCGGTCATCTTAGCAGCGATACTATCCATACTTGGAACTGCATTTGTTTCAGTGACCGCAGCGGGTGTGCTGTTAGGGCTGATTTCGTTTGTCATTTAATTTTCCTTTATTCGTTATTGGGCACTTCATTAGTGTTACCTAAACGATTCTTCAAGTAAACAGCCCTTTTGAGCGTGCTTACAAAATTGTCAATACCTGCAAGTTCGTTACTCAACGCTACTCTACGGGCATTGTCGTCTTGTTGATGACCTCTAATTGACGCAAGTTCATCAGCAAGGCTGAATTTGAAATGGTGGACAAACATAGCAAAATCTCTATTTTTCATTAGTGCTTCTGCTTGGCTACCATAGTGCCTAACCTTGTCTTGTTGTGCAGTAGTTAATTTACTAATCTGCGACAAATCATAAGTCAGGCGTGTATTATAATGGTCTACGACCTCATCATTAATCATTCTATTCTATCCTTTAAAGTATTTAGTATTAACTATAGACTTTTGGTTTGCCCTGCATTAGAGCAGCCATGTCAAGTTTAGTTTCAGCATCAGTGCCCATCATCTCAGCCATGATCTGTTGAGTCTTGGCTTCGCTCAGTGCTGCTGCTGCTAAATCTTTCTTATCTTCTGGACTTGGTTGCTTGCCTTCTTGTGCCTTCTTACTGCTTTCAATCATAGCAACAACTTCGTCATCACTTGGCAAGTAAGTGTTGCAATCTTTAACACCTAAAACATACAGAGTGTCTTCAAAAGGCTTTTTGACCTTTTTATACACTTCAGGAGTTAGGGTGCCACTTGCTGCCATTTGACTGACCATAGCATATAAATCTGTTTGACACTTTTGGATAATCTGTAAACGACCTAGTGCGTTTTCTTCACTCATCATACCAATAGCAAGTTCTAAGTGGATGTTCTTACGGTCACAGAAATTCATGTCATCCCAGGCTTTATAGTCAATAAACTCTGCCTTACGATCTGGGTGGAACTCTTGTGCTAATTTCTTAACACCGTAGTCATCACCATACTGTATTAGTGTTCGCCATACCAACCATAGTGCTTCACGCAATCCTTCTGCGGCATTACGAATGGTGTTGTCTTGGATAATCTGGTTAGGAGTTAAGGCAAGTTGTAGTTTAACACCCGAATTACCAGCAGCCATAACTTCCGGATTAAACACATCGCTAGGTGTAGTCATACCAACCATAGCCATAGTATCTTGCTGGATACGGTTCATAGCAACTTCCAAGAATTGTAAGTTTCCGCTAGGAGCAGGCATTGGATAGACATCCTTACTTGGGTCAAACTTGCTATCAAGAATAAAGATAGCAGCCTCACCGTCTTGCATCATTTCAAAGTCAACACGGTCTGGTTTAACACCAATACGGGGCGTAGCAGTTAACAAGCCCAACTGAATTTCAGCACGAGCAGCAGCAGTATTGTATTCCTGCATAGGAATAACACTTTCAGCGATGCTCATACCGTAGAAGTTTCCTGGTAGTGGTTTTGGACACATGTTAGCAACGGGGATAAACTCAACTTCACGGGCACTGATAATATATTGTCCGCTGTAGATTAATTCTACAAGTTCTAATTCACCATCACCGTCAATGTCATACTTGTTCCAGACTGTGACAATGCTGACCTGACGACTATCTGGATCGGCACTAGCAGCACTGCTAACAGGAATACCCATAACTGGCACACTATCACGGGCGTGAATAGCCAAGTTGTTTAATACCGAACCTGCTTGATAAGCACCGTTCATGTTGTATTCAGCATACTCACGGAATGCTTCTAAGTTGTTTTGGATATCAGGATAAAGATCGCATGCTTCCTGAATAGTCATTGGGTCATAATAACCGCAGAAAGGTTGATCTTTCATCTCAGGCACTGTAGGATCACAAATCCAATAGTGTTGTGCGATAGGATGGAATTTGATGTTAATCATATAGCCAGTAAGTTTATACTTGGCTTTATAAATTGTATTACGACGAATAGCCTCTTGTAGAATGTCATTCTGGCTACCTGTGTATTCTGTCATTAAGGTATCTTCATCAGCACCTAATGGATTTTCTTGATCTTCTGGTAGTTGATTAAAACTATCCAAAGTCTTGCCAATCATGTCTTCGGCAAACGCCATTTGGTTTTCACCCATGAGCGTTTTAACTTCTTCCATGACTTTTGCCATATCAACAGTTGAACGGCGTTTGCTTTGGCGTAGTGCAGTTAAACCACTTTCGGATGCTTGAACTTCAAATGCTTTAAGTTGGGCTAATGTGCCTTCGGTTTCAATATAACGAGTAATCTGTTCACGAACAGGCTTAATCATCATCATGCCGTTTTTGTGCATGTTAGCATCCATGATCCAACGCTCTAGAACAAAGTGTGGGTCATTCATTTGGTTAACAACTTTGCTAACCATATTAGTTGCTTGTCGTGCTGCTACTTCATCTTCTTCTGTGTCTGCCACATACTCAAAGTTAATTTCGCCATTGGGCATCAAACCCTTGGCAATAACTGCTGTGGCGTAATCAACCACTGGCTTAACGCTTGGGTGGATATAATCAATTCCGTTCACTGGTGCTGTAGAATCAGTAACAGCAAGACATAGGTAGTGATAATCACTGGCACGGTTTACGGCGTTCTTGGTGCCAAGATAGCGTAAATAACTTGCCATCTTAACATCCATTTGGTTTTTCATACGCACGAACCTAGCGTTTGTCTTGTTGTTCTGGTTAATGTCCGTGACTGGAATTTGTTTAATATCTAGCATTAGATTTTCCTTGTGATGACTTATTTAGCCTGCTTATCTTCGGGCTTTTCGTTCTCTTTAGGCTTATCCTTTTTGCCAAAGATAGCGTCAAAGTTATCTCTATATTGTTCTCTTGGAACATCAAACGGGCGTGGAACACTTCCTTTTCCCATATATCTCCTTAATTTAATATAATTCTTGGACGAGTCAACTCATCCTGCATATTACAAGCCATGCATTCATGCTCAAATGCATCTTCATCTGTCATTTTCACGATCTGTATTTCTTTGTCTAAACTCGTCATAATCTCGGCATATGCCTTGGCATGTTGCTCACATAATATTGTGGCAGCGTCATCTACAACAACTATAAAAAGTTCATCTGTCATTTTAAAATCCATTTCTTTGCTATATCAACACCACCCACAATACCTGCGTAGGCGGTGAGCAGAGTCCAATCCAAGGTATCTGCTCGTTGGATAATAACCCAGGTGCATGTAGCAAAACAAACGCTTGTCCAAAAGCGTGTCATGCTAAATTTACCTTGTAGATCACTAAAGAATGTTTTAAGCACTTGCGTCATATGCTTTCTTCCATGCAGGCTTGTTGCTATAATCTCTTGTTATATATCTTTCCCGCTGTGCTGCCATTCGCTGTGCTGGTGTGCGATTGTCCCAATCTTCCGCGATTCCTTGGAGACATGCCAATATACCATAACGACAACTATCAATGCAGTCATCAGGGTCACTAAATCGTCCTTTTTCATCGACATAATAGTTAGTTGCTTCCTGTATAAAATGGGTGCAGTTTTCGTTAATCATCAAACTACCAACTTCTAACATCTGTCGCATCTGGTTAATGCCATAGGCTTTGTGGTTTGTTTGTCTGCCTTGACTGTCTGGCGGATTTAAGATTGCCCGTTCATAAACATTAAGTTCATAACTTTCAAACAGTTCACGAATACTAGCACTACTCATAGTGTATCTACCAGCGGTGTTTGCGTCAGCAGGTAATACAATAGGTGTGCCAAACACTTCTGGTCGCAACAAGTGATTGATATATTGTGTAGGCACTGCTTCTTCTGTGCCTTGCACTACAATCTGCTTGTGTAACCATGCTGTTTTCTCAACTGGCTCCCAATAGATTAAACTGATAACCGTCTTGTCATTAACCAATCCCAAGTCAAGGCTAATAACTCGCTGTAGATTTTTCATATTAGCAAAGTCGTAATCGCCAGTTTTGTAAGTTGGGAAACTGTTTAACTGGAATACAGCACCTTTACCCATAACTGGTTTACCAGCAATACGGGCTTCTCGCTCATGTGGCAAGTAGTCTTTTTCCAACTGCTTACGGGTGCTCATCAGCAAGAATGGTTGACCCCAAGGATCATATTCAGGCACATCATCCCATGATACGCGGATATAGTTATAACCTTCTTCGTGATTCCAGAACTTACTAACCAATCCGTTCAGACCTTTAAGCGGCGTAAAAGAACATAAGACTTTACCTTGTGTAGTAGCAGTTCGGGTAACGATTTCACTAAAGAAGTCGTCTGGTGGCTGCTCGTCAAAAACTGCTAGGTTCAATTTAAAACCTTGCAGTTGGCGAACTTCCTGTGTGTAGTTGGCAAATAACAAATAACTTTTAGCACCACTGGTATGCTTAATCTCAACACCAATACAGTTAGCACCATCATTACGCATTGTGTCTACAACGATACAATGTTTAGGAATGGCACCTGTGCCAATGTTTTCTGTGATTTTGATATCTGGTGTGCCTAATAGTTCTTGTTGTAAAACAAGTGCTACCTGTGACCAACCTTCACCTGCAACCATACAAGTGATCGCTTTGTTAAATCTATGTCCTGTCCACCATTCTGGATATTGTCCAGTTAGGTGCATAGCAGTTTCGTAGCAAGTTGAGACTGTTTTACCAATACGGTTAGCAGCCAATATGCCTCTACGCTCGCTGGCACCTGTGGCAAAGAATCGTAGTTGATGCTCAAACGGTCTAAAGTATTTTAACTGATTGAATCGCATGTCTTCTGCAATTGTCATGGCTAAATCCTGCATCTGTGCTTTTAACGGACCAGGAATAGTTATCAGTGCTTCTTCAGTTAAGTTGTTAGTGTCAACAACATAACGCAAGGCACGAGCCATTAATACTTCATTACCTATCACATCACTCTCCTACATAAAATATTTCACCAGTGTCATTCCGTATGTGTTGGTATACTTTGAAATCCATCTTTTACCTCTTTATGAACTAGGAAAATATTGTGTAATGCAGCACTTAGTGCTTCAATTTCTTGGGCAGTAGCACTCCATGTTTCTAAGTTACTTAGATCAGTTGGTTTTTTTAGCAACACTGCATGTAAGCGTTCAGCAGTTAGACGCAGGATATGATCTACTTGACCAGGGAATCTGCTTCTAAATGCTTCACGGTGTGCTGCATTGACTTTTTGCAATATCAGCGTATCTCTGGTAACACGCTGTTGTTGTGCTTGGTCAACGAGTGGTTTGATATGTTCCATCATTTATCCAAATCCCACGGATTGTCTGCTGCTGCACCACTGATACTTGCAAACTCACGATCAACGAAAATATCCCATTGATTACCGTTGTTAACACGGAACTTTGCACTTTGCATCATAGCACGCAAGCGTTTGCCCTGTGGCGTTAGTGTGCCATCTTCACGAACTGCGGTTTGTTCACCTGTGCGTGGGTCTAACCACTTCATAATCTCTGGACGCTCTCTGCCATACTTGTCTATCTTAGTGCCATGAGGTTTTAATTCAAGTGGTCCAAGAATCTCATAACTGATTTGTCCATTGTTATACTTACGGAACATAACATGAACTTTCTTATCTTCTGCACGAGCATCTGGATCAGGATGCGGAACCATAGGAGTGTAGAATGTGTTTTGGACTTGGTTTTGTGCTGGTAGTGTTTTATCACGAGCAGGTTTAGCCTTGAGTGGTTCTTCAGGCACCATCTCGCTTTTCTCTACATATGGATTATCTCTACCAATAAAGATATCATCAACTGGAATACCGTTTAGCACATCCATAGCGATTTGATACTTGAGTTTGTTGGCTCTGCCTTTTAGGTTAAGCACAATACCTGTTTCGTCAAATACGAAACGCTCAAGTTCTTTGGCTGTAGGAAAGTCTGTCATTAGACCTTCTAAGTCAAAATCTGTGTTGGTGATTGATTTGGGGATTTTAGGAACTGCTACAGGTTCAGCGACACTGGCGGTTTCAACGACTTCAATGGGAGCATCGTCCCATACATTATCTTCTGTTTTAGAAGCAGGAGCATTTTTCTTCATACTATACCTTTCTAGACTAATAAATGCAAAATGGAGAACTTGTGTCCTCCATTTTATTTAGCGTTTGATTATCGCATTCTTCGTCGCAGTATACCACCACTACGCATAGGCGGACGATAATTTGCTGGAGCAGGTTTTAATCCGCCAGAGAACGCTGTGTTTATGACTTGATTAGGTAATTGTTGAACTGTATTAGCCAAAGCATTGCCTAACACATTACTTTGTGTATTAGGTGATTGAGAAGCCATACTTTGTATTTGTGAGCCAAGTTGATTGCCTAATGTGTTTGCAATTTGCCATACAGCACCATCGCCCATACTCTTACCACCAGTGCTTGAACTGTCAATAGGAGCAGCAGGTGTTTGGGTAGGCATTGGTGGCTGAAATGGACTTTCTTGACCGTAGATAGGATTGTTAGCCATCTGTTGAGTTTGATCTGCAACAGGTGCTTCATAAGGCATGCCAATACCGAATGGTCTTGATTCGCCGCTAGTTAAGGCACCGCCGACTACATTACCTATAGACGAAAATATACCACTCATGATTACTTACGCTTTCCTGCGTTGCCCTTAGTTGGACCACGACCTACATTAGTGTTGCTATGAACACCCTCAAGTGCTGGATTAGTTCTTGCACCCTGTCCACGACCACGCATTGCTAATGCATCAGTAACCATATTAGCTAATGCTGCACGCTCGCTGCCTGTAGAACTTTTCTCGCTCATAAATGCACTACGCTTTTCTGCGTTGCCTGCGTTACCAACTGTTGGTCCACGCTTTTGATTAATGTCTTTTGTTGCCATGTTAATATTCCCTAATTAGCAACCGCAGTTGCCTTTAGTTGGTCCACGCTTCATATCAATTTTGGCATCTGCTCCAGGCTTTTTAACCTGTGTTCCACCAATACCACGATATTGTGCTGTGCCTGTTGCACCTGTTGGTGCTCCTGCATAAGTGTTTGTGCCGTTGTTGCCCTTAGTAGGACCACGACCTGCATTAGTAACAGCAGTTAAACCGCTGTGATTACCTGCAAAACGGTTCTTGCCACGGTTTACACCATCGCCCTTCATACCGTCAAAATCTAAATTGCTATCTGTTGCTTTCATTTGCTTTTTCCTTTAGGAGTTTTCTTAGCCGCTGCTCGCTTTGTGGCATATGCGATTGCCACGGCTTGCTTTGGAGGCTTACCAGCAGCAATTTCTTTTTTGACATTCTTAGCGAATGCTTTTTTAGAAGTAGACTTAATCAACGGCATAGTATTATTTAGTCCTTATTGATACCAGTTAGTTTGGCAAGTGCTTCAGCAAATGCTGCCTTTTTAGCCTCAACTGCGTCTTTATCTTCAGTGACTTCAATCTGTGTTAATGTAGTCATAACCTTTTGTAATATCAACTGGTGATACTTCATTAACAATGCGTAATCTTTGTTTGTTCGTGCTTCTAAAAAGTCCTGAACTAATATTTCCTCGTAACTCTTGCCATTGGCTTTTACTTGGATTGTTTCCAGCAAACTTTTCGCTGTTAATTTGTCAGTGGAACCTTTTGGACGACCTGCACCACTACGAGCACCGCCTTTGGGCTTGTGCTTTTTCTCTGTGCTAGGTTCTAAATCTTTTTTGTTTTCCATACTAATATTTATGCCTTTTCTATAATAGGTCTGTCAAGGTAAATACTTGAGCATTGAAAGGAATAGCAAATGATATACAACTGGCGTCCCGCTACTGGCAACGATGTTGCTGCTATCGTTAAAATGGCTCAAGACCATTTTCAACAAGAAATTGATCTAATCTTTACTCCTGATCCTGTTGCCTACAGTCGCAATATCACATTGGCTGTAGTCAATCAATTTTATCTCCCCACTACTGAACTACTCAGTGTTGCTTACAGTGATAGTGGGCAACTGTTAGCATACACTTGGGCAAGAAGCAATGAGCGTGCTGCTTGGAGTGATGACCGTATGGTGGTTATCCGAATGGCACACGTTGCTCTTGACCTCTCTGCTCGTGTTCGCGTAAACTTAATAACAGATATGATGACACTCTGGGAAAACTTTGCAGTATATTCTCAAACACCTATCATCTGTAGTACGACTATGCGAAACGATCAAACTACTTTCCTAAAACTGCATAAACGCAACGACTATGATGTTCGTGGCAGTTATGCTTATAAACGACTAAACCTTAAGGCACAATAATGAACAAACAAGAAATACTCAGGCACTTATCTGGCTTTTGCCCTGACATTACCGTAGACGGTGAGCGATATGTTTACATCAACAATAACTTTGTCTGCGGACTAGAAGTTAGTGACGACACCATCACACTATTTTATCCATTCCGTGGCAAAGAAAAATGCGAACAATACAGCAACATCAATGACTACGATGATATAATTGCAGTCTGGGGCGAATTTAGATTTCGTAGTAAAACAATTGCCGACAAACTGCAAAAGGAGAAACTAAAAAAGTTACTCCAAGGTTGATCTAATCATCCAAACAAACTTAGCAATAGCCAATATGCGATCTTGTGCGTAGTTGGCTATTTCTTTATGTTCTTCTTCGTCTGCTACTTCCATCAATTCTTCATAGAAACCCTTGAGCGTTTCTAAATCGTCCTCAACACCTGCTAACAAGTCCATGCTGTCGCCTTCAAAGATAGCAGTGCTGATTGTGCTTTCGTTTAATACAAACTGAATCTCTGTAGGCATTTGCCCGTCTAGTGTGCGTATCAATTCTGCAATAGCATCAATCTGTTCTTGTAAATCTTCATAGATACTACCAAGTAATGCGTGATCGCTGGCAAAGTTTCTACCAGTGATATTGACATGTGCTAGATGACTGCGATAGTAGGCAGTAAAGTTGTTATAAAAAACTTGTAGTAGTTGGTCTAATGTGTTCATATTATTACTTACCTTTGATTAAATCTATTTTGTCTTGCCATGATTGCAATAACGCATCCCAGTCTTGTGATTGCACTGCTTTCATTTTTTCTTTGGTTGCAGGTTTTGCATGTTTAATTGCATCTTCGTGAAACATTGTGTAACCAATGTCATTTTTTTCAATAACAGCCCAACCATTTTCATCTTTAGTAGCAATCGTAGCAACTCTGTCACCATTCTTGTCAATAGTATAGATATCTGCGTAGTCAATTACACCATCAGGTGCTCGTTGTAAATCATACTTAATACCGTTAACATGGTCAAAAACATCATGTTGTATTTCACCAGTTTTTAAATGTTTTCTAATTAGATAGCCAGTGCCATCAGGAAATTGTGCGGCTGTAGAGTCGATACCACTATCAACTGCACGAATAATGCTGCCATTTTCTGTTTTAGTCTTGGCGATAAAGTCTTTCCCAGGATTTAGACCAAGATCATGCATAAAACTTTGTTGTGCAAAATCTTCACCTGTTAGCCACTCTGCATTTTTAATTTTAGTGATAGCATCAGGGCTGTCAGTAATCATTTCCATAGCACCAGGCGGTGGAGTTTTCTTCTTGTTCATCAACGCTTCTAACCTAGCACGAGTAGCATCATCCATCGCTGTTTGTTCGGGAGTTGCCATTTTTGCTTTTAGAGATTCTGTTGATATAACTTCTGTGGGCGCAACTGGACCAGCCACTTGTGTTCCGCGACTCTTGGCTAATTGTCGTTCTACTGTTGCTTGTTGTGCTGCTCGTTCTTCAGGAGTTAATGCAGCATCTAGTTCACGGAGTGTATCTTCTTGACGAGTATACTTACGCTTTTCTTTAACTGGTGTAGCAGGCGTTGTAGGAGTTTCAACATCAACCATTGGTCGTGCTCGTAATACTTCCTGAACACGGGCTTCAAACTCATCACCTGTTTCGCCAGGACGACGAGGCAGTTTGCCGCGAACTTCCGAGGCAGTCATTGGGCGTTGTGCTACAGGCGTAGGAGTTTCTGCTATTGGAGCAACAGGCGTTGTTGTAACTATAGGTGCAGGTTGTTCTGCCACTGGCGCTACAGGCGCAGAGGTTTCTACCGCTGGCGCTGCTTGTTGTGCTCGTTGTTGTTCTATTTGTTGTGCTACTCGCAACTTATTGGCTTCACTAATTGCTGCTCGTTCTGCTGCTTGTTGTACTGCTAATTGTTCTGCTGTAGGTCCGACATTGAATTGTGGTCTTGCTGCTTGCGAATTAGCAACATCAATTTGATACGGTAAGTTATAAGTCTCGCCTTCAATATTGACTCGTCTTCCTGGTCCTGGCATTGGCATAGCAGTTTGACCTGCTGGAGTATAACCTAATTGTGGAACTACTGGACCTGCGACTGGACTTGTCGTTGGTGTTGCCAACGAGTAATTGCCTAATGAACTTGGATGTTCAGCACCAGATTTCAGTGCTGCTAATTCTTCAGGGTATAATGGGCTAAAACCGTATTTGCTTAATTCACTTGCACCCTGTGCTTTTTTACCTGCTTGATAACCTTTATAACCCAAACGAGCCATAGTAGGTATTGGACTGCCAGTTAAAACATCTAACCCAATATCAGTTAATAGGTTTAATGGGTTACTATAAATTTCACCGAGTTGTTCACCAAATGCTCTGGCACCTTGACCAGCATAAGGAATATTTCCTTGTGTTGATTGTAATGCTGCGGCAGGCAATTCTGTGCTAGGACGCATGTTTGCCTGTGCTTCTGGAGTGGAAATTTCTCCTGCTCTCCATGCTCGTAGTTGTTCCGCTGGTAAAAATTCTGGACCAACAGGCACACGACTACTAGGTTGTTGCCATACTTCAGGAGCAACACCTGGTTTTGCAATCTTACCTGTGGCTGCTCCATACGCACCTTTAGCAACATCTGGAATAGCAGCAATAACTTTTGGAGTTGCAGCAACTGCTCGACCAATTGGTGCAGTTGCACGACCAGCCACAGGTGCAACACCCATAGCCAAACTGTTTAACATGTTACCTACATCTTGTTCTGAAATACCAGTCGCTTGTGCTGTAGGTTGAATGACATTCTCACCCAACGTTTCACCGACCCAACCGCCAAGTTGACGCAATGGTGCTTGCTCATATCCAGGAGTTCCTGTTACACCAAATAATCTACCAACTACATCTTTAGGACTTGTTGTTTCTGCTTGGGCTTGTTCTGGTGTTCTGCCTGCTGAACGAGCAAGAGCATAAGCACCCCAATCTAATGTTCCAGTGGCTGCATTTAAGGCTGAGTCTGCTAAACTGGCAGCACTACGCCCAAAAGTCTGCATAGCAGTTTCTGGTTGTGGTGCGGGTTGTGTTTTAGCAAGATAAGCGTCAGGGTCAAAGCCCCCGCGCTTTTCCTTTTTCGCAAGGTATGCATCTGGATCAAATTCTGCCATTATTATAGTCCTAGTCGTCGCTTAATTTCTGCTGCTCTTGGGTCATCAGGATTGTTTCTTACCCATTCAAGTGCTTTGCGATCTTCAGCACTCATTGGTTTAGCCTTGCCTTCACGCTTTTCTGCGGAGATTTCAGTTTCAGGCTTAACACCATACTTAGGTTCTTGACCAAGTTTCGCACGGTTTCTGTCAACGCTGCGTTTCACAGTGTTCATAAAGTCATCAGCGGCTGCTTTAAACTCTTTCTCGCTTTGGCTGGTTTTCATGCGTGTCAACGCTTCAGTAGCAGCCTTACCTTCTGCTTCTGTGATCTGTCCACCACCTCGTAATGTTTCAAACGCTTGCAAGAAGGTTTGACCTTTAACTTCACTGAATCTACTATACCAGTCTGCTTTATCAGTGCCTGGAATATGTTGGAAATATGGTTGCACAGTTGCACCAACACTAACGCTAAATCCAGGATGTGTAATAAGTTCGTCCATCTTAGCCAGTAAGTAATCGCTAGTCTGTTCGTTCTTTGTTTGGTTGGCTTGCACTTTTGCTAAATCTTCAGCAGTGTCTGTAGCAAACTTCTTCTGTCCTGCTGCGGCACTTTCCATTTGCGGACCTGTTGGGCGACCACCCATACCTGCTCCTGCTTGTGCAACTTGTGCGGGTGCTGTTGGCATTCTTGGTGCTGCTGCTACGCCACCTGCTGCTTGTGGTGCTGCGGCTGCTTGAGTAGGAGCAACTGGACCTGCTGCCTGTGGTGCTTGTCCTGCTGGTGCTGCTGTGCCTCCACCGATTTGCGGAACATTAATACCAACTTCTGCTGGTTGAACAGCAGGGTAACCGTTTTGAACCAACATTTGATTATATGGGCGAAGAATCTGCATCTGTTCCTCAACACCTTTACCTTGTAGTTTGATGTTAAGGTCTTGGATTGCACGACTACGCATATCAGCCAATGTGCCAGTGCTGCTTTGCGGACGGAAACCACTCATAGGCTTCATACCTGCGTCAGTTTGGATATAACTTCTGCCAGTGTTCTTGTCTGTTACAACTCTGCCAACTTCACCAGTCTTGTCGTTAACATAGGTGCCACCAACGATGTCCAGATTACGCTTACCACCTGTCATGTATGCTGGTAAACTTTCTGCACTTAGTTCTGTGCCTTTTGAGTCATAACCTTTTAATGGTAAGCCCTTAGCGTTGACTTGAATTAATGCTGCATTACCTTGTGCGTCATAGCCTTGTGTCCACTTATTACCAAAGCCTAGTTTAACTGCTTCTTCACCAGCCAGTTGCGGACTGATAAAACCTAACAGAATCATCTTTAACCATGATCCATCTTGATTTTGTAATTCTCTGGCGATTGTATTGCTAGCCTTGCGATCACCTTGTGCGGCTGCTGTTAGTAATGACTTTGCCTGATCTGCACCTTGCTTTTGTTGAATCTCTGTGCTCATTAATTCATATGCACGAGCACCAGCACGCTCACGAATCCAGGCAGGAGCCTTTTCATCGTTGCGTAGTGCCAATAACTTCATTGGGTCATCTTGTGCTGTTTGATATGCTTCAATACCAGTAGTGCTAGTTGGTGCTGCTTGACTAGGTTGTGCTTGAGCCTGACCAGTGACGATAGCCATTTGCTGTTGAGCACGAGTTTGTTGAGGTTGAGCCTGTGCAGGTGCTTGAGGTAGTGTTCCAGCCTCAGCACTTGGAATTAGATTGTTGAATACTTTACCAAGATACTGCATTGTTTCTTTAGGCAAGTAATCAGTCCATGATCCACCAGTTTGTTGAGCCTGTGCTTCTGCTTGTTGAACACGACCAGGACCAGCGTTATATGCTGCGGCTGCTTTTTGCTCATCACCGCCAAATTGTTTTAACATGGCTTGGTGATATTCTTGTCCTACACGGTTGTATTCTTCAGGAGTTTGAGCCTGTGCGGGGCGAACACCAAAACCTGGTTGTGCAGCCGTTTGAGGCATTACCTGTGCAGCAAACAAGGCACCTTTTGGGCTTGTTACTGGTTGTCCTTGTGCTGTAAAATCTCTACCGCCACTTTCTACCTGAACCATTCGTTGGAATGTTTCTGGACTGACAGGTTGAGCAACAGGCATTTGTTGAACAGGCTTAATGGCAACTGGCTGAATGGCTGGAGCCATTTCTTCAGTTGTAGTTCGTTCTACAGTGCCATCACCGTATGTTGTAATTTCTTGTGTGCTTACCGTGCGATTAGCAAGTTCTTCTTCACGCTTTCTGCGTTCTTCTTCTGTTTCCCAGTCGCCAAGGTAATTACCTAATTGATCGTATTGTGCTGCCATCGTTAATCCTTAGAAACTGATACCTTTAAAGTCTAAACCAAACTTATTCCCTTCAGCAGTAGAACCTTGTGTTCCACGGAAGTCAGGATTGTATGCAGCAGCAGGTGTTCCAAAGATAACACTAGCATATTGGTTGTATAACTGTTGCGGTGTCATTGCTGCACTTACAGCGTTGCCTGCGGCTCCTAACGCTTGACCTAAGTTGCCACTACCAAGTTGTGCTAGTGTGCTGCCTACGCCTGCTCGTTGTGCTGCGATATCACGCTGAACCTGTGCGGCTGTTTGCATTTGTGCTGCTTGAGTTGCACCAGCAAGTTGACGGTCTGCAAGTGCTTGTCTGGCTGAACCTAATTGACCTGCTCCACCGAATGTAGCACCTTGATTTGCCACATTCTGCAAGTATTGTGCTTGAGCAGGTGCTAAGGCTGCTGATATTTGATTGGCTTCATAGTTAGGATCAAATAGACTTTGTAATCCTGCTACACCTGTGCGTAATGCACTTTCACCAGTCTCACCTAAACTTTGTTGAACTTGTCTAGCAACACCTGCTTGGTTTTGTGCAGCATTAAGCAAACCAGGAGCACTCCAGTTGTAAATGTCTGTTGCACCTTTAACCGCTGTTTCATAGGTTGGTTTAATTGTGCCAGTGAAGAAATCAGTTTGTGCTGCAATCTGATCTTTCTGTTCTTGTGTTAGTGTTGGCGTTGTTGTGGTTGAACTCTTACCGAAACTCATAATATGTTTCCTTTGTTTTTAATATTTAGCCTAATACTTTTTGAGTTAGGCTGGGACCACTGGTGCAACTACCTGTTGAGTTTGCGGTAAAGCAGTGGCTGTTGTTGTATATGGCTGTGTCTGTAATTGTTGTATTACAGGCTGTTGAACTCTTGTTGCCACTGGTAATGGAGCACGATTTAAGTTACCACCTTGTGCTACTCTTGTTAGTTCAGCAGGTGTAAGTGGTCGTGCAATATTCTGTTGACCCCACGGTGTTTGTGGTGCTCCATAACTTTGGTTATACAAGTTGGCATCAAATGTAGGACCAGCCTGGAATGGATGACTGCCCCAATAGAATTGGCTCTGTGCTGGACTTGTTGTGTTATAGAATGGTGTAGGTGCAATCCATCCTGGGTTTAAACCTGGAGGTAAGTTAATGCCTTGGATCGGACCACCTTGACCTGGAGTTCTTGTAGTTCCATCAGTGCCATCTGTTTCATCTCCTGGAATAATAACAGGGAATACTGGAGTTACAACTGTTGGGACTCCGCCTGGAGTTACTGGCAAGTCTGGTGTGCCTGTTAATGTTGGACCACTATCAGGAGTTACTGGCAAGTCTGGTGTGCCTGTTAGTTTTACATCGCCTAAGTCAGCAGTTGCTCCACCTGTTGCACTGCCAGAGTATGTTCCACCAGCGTGAGTTGTAACATTACCGTTGCTGTCTGCAACTACACTGCTACCATCAGGATTGATAGACATCCATGATCCGTCATCAAACTGGTATGTTGTTGCTCCACCTTCACTGATATAACTTGTTCCACCACCTGTGTTGAAACTTCCACCAAATGCGTCTGTATAACTTGTAGAACCGTTAGGATTGATTGTGAAACTTGAACCATCATCAAATCTGTAAACATCTGGACCAGTGTAAGCAGGAGTTGAAGGTTGCATGATAACCTCTCCAGGCAATGGACCAGTAGAGCCTGTAGGCGGTTCACCGAATGCACCAAAGTCTACATCAGTAGGTTGGAATGTGGTAAAATCACCAACTTCCCAAGCGTTGGCTGCTGGGTTCCATCGTGCGATACCTGCATCAATTTGTTCAACGGTTGCTAACTGCATACCAAAAGTCATTTGAGTTGGGTCAGCATATTGAGGTGCGTCTGCTGTTCCTGCGGCACCAGACATTTCAACACGGAATACACCATCATCTGCTAGACTGTTAATCAAGCGTGGATCAATGTTTCTCATTAAGTTAGCAGTTTGTTCAGCATCAAGAATGTTCAGTGCTTCTGTGCCATTACCGCTGACTAAACGCATTTGTTGAGTTGCAGCATCCCATTCATAAACTGGAGCAAGACCGCCATCAGTTGCTGGACTGACTTGTAAGATATCACCATTGCTGTTATATCTGATTACACTGCCATCATCGTTAGTTCTGGTAAATGTTCCATCTTGGTTGTTGATCTGTCCAGAAATATATCCTGCACCAGCACCTAATGCTCCTCCAGTTAGAGCACCTTTAATAATATTGTTACCTGTTAATGCTGCTGAAGTTGCACCCGCTGCTGCACCGCCTGCTGCACCTGCAAGAACTGATCCTGCACCTGCGTTGGCTGCTGCTTGACCTGCAACACCACCTACATAACCTGTAGCACCACCTAGTAATGCTCCTTCAAGAATGTTTCCATCGTTGGCTGCTGCGTTGGCTGCTCCACCTAAAGCACCAGCATAGACTGGAGGGATACCTAGAGCCATACCACCGACACTGACGATAGCACCAATAGGATTATCAACGACTGCTTCTACAGTGTCGCCAATAAAATCACCAACATCTTCAATAACATCACCGATGCCTTCGACAATATCGCTAATAAAGCCCATATTCGTTTTCCTTAATAATATCTGTATTTAGGGATTATTGCTTGACCACTTGAGCACTTAGACTTCGCTGACTGAACACACAGTTGGTAACTATATTGCCGCCTGTATTGTCAATGAATCTAATCTCCATGATATACCAATAATATCCAGGACCAGGACTATCTATAATACTGGTGAAAATTGTTTCCTTCTCAAATGAAGGACTTGGCAATGCTGTGCTTTCTAGATAACTCTTATATGCTACTTGACCATCCAAGTTAAATCTGTAATCAGGATTAACTGGGTCAAAGTTTGTAAATGCTTTATAACGGTTGATAGCAACTTCATAATAAACGCTGCCAACATATGCAGGATCAAACCAGATAGTATTGTTCAACTGGCTGCTGATAACCACACGATCAAGCGGACTGGTAACTGTAACCTTGGCATTACAATCTGTTGACAACAATGTGTTCATACTGTCTAATCCAACTGTTCCTCCAGTGCTGTTAGCCACTACTGGATAACTGCCTTCTGTTCTGGCAACAACATAAGTTGTAGTGCATTCAATAACACCGATAGGGCTATAAGTGCCATCATAGTAAGGATCAGTAACACCTGTGACTGTGATAGGTTGACCTAATACAAATGGTGCATTAACTAATGGCACCGCGAAGTTAAACTTCCAAGTGCGTTCATCTAGCATCTCACTGGTGCCTAATGCTATTGGAGCAACATAGATTGAGATGGTAGGAATACCTGGAAGATTATAGTTCTGGATAGTGAACGGTGGACGATAGTTGCCTGTTAGGTCATACTGCGTGCCATCACCACTGCTGCTAAAGCCTGCAAAGTTTTGACCAAGCCCTCCTGGACCGCTGAGAACATAGTTAAGACCATCAATAATACCTTGTTGGTCACTGACTGGAAATTGTGCCATTTATCTATCATCCTCTGTCTCTGTAAACTGCCATGTGATTGCATTACACATCCAGATAGTTCCAGGTGTTTCTACTGTATCACTCGCTAACTCAATGCTGTTAACACGGTGGGCGTTCTGGTTGATCTGTATCCAAGGATAATCAGTATTAGTTGCCAGTGCCTGTGCTGTAACCTGTTGTGGCTCTTGACCGACACTGTTAGCACCTTCTACGGTAACATTGACATTACCGATCAGTTCTGGATTATCTACAGGATTGATCTCAACACCTTTCTGGTTCATGTTAACAATCTCTGGTAAGATACGATGCACTAATAGTTTGCCACTATAATCTTTTAGCATCTTGATATTGTCTCTACGGAAACGGCTGTTAATATCCAAGTTGTTGATAAATGAATAACCTTGATCTTTCATAACCAATGGAGTTTCTTCTGCACCTTTGGCATAGACAATAGTTCGTGATGCTTTGTTAAACAACCAAGTGCTGGTCGCTTCATCATAATACCATACTGGACTTTCACATGCGAATGTTGCTAGGCTAACATCTCTGGGAGCGTTCCAACAGTCTAGATCATAACGATAAGAAATCATCTTGTTAGGCACACCTTCGCTTGGACCTGTTGTAGCAGCATCCCAGTCTGGATAGTAAATCTCAATCTGGTTCTTCTCAGTGTTAGTCTCCATGTAAACACGATCAATGTAAACAGTGTTCAACTGGTCAAAGAACCAGTGACGAACACGCTGATTACCAATACCTTGGAATGTTTGTCCGTTGAATACCCAGATATCACGGGCATCAATACCATAGACCATATCATCAGTGTTTGCCCAGCAGTTGGTGTTCAATAGTCCGCGACCCTGGTTAAACAATCTAACACCCAAGATAGGTGCTGAAGTTGTTGAGTAGTTCATAGGTGTGAAGACAACCGTATCCCAGTATGATCCCAAGAACAAGTTACCGTTGCTTGGATATGCGTCAAGCAGTTCGCCTCGTAATGGCACTTCAAGTTGGTTAGCCACATTTAGAACAGTAGGTTCCCAAGTTAGTGGTGCTTCGTTAAGACCAAACGCCTGTGACCATACAACGCTGATAGGATAGTGATAAACTACATCATTCAAATCTATAGCAGTAAGATTACCAGCAACCAAGATGTTACCAACGTTAGGCGTAGAATAGATACGCATGAAGCCTGCTGTCAATGACTTCCAGTTTGGGTTATAGTTCCAAGTGTATGCTGCTGAAACTGATCCTACCGTTCCAGATGGATAAGCAGCACCTGGCACTGCAAGATAATCAATAGTAGTTGTAGTGCTTGAGACAACTTCATATACACCGTTAAAGTAGGTGTTTACATCAGTAATCAAAATTCTATCACCAGCAACAAACGGTGCTGTATCATAACTGCCAGCAATCTGTATCTGCATGGTAGTTGGGTTTATGTTGATGATGTCTGTTATGTCTTGTGGTGGAATGTTGTTAGTATAGTTAACCAAGTTGGTGATAGTGCCATCAGGTAAAAAGAATGGTGCGTTGTAGCCATCATTGAAGATTGGCACAGTTCCGTTCCATGCATCAGTGATGTTGATGTTCTGGCTATACTGACTGCCATCGTAAGGTGCTGCTGGAGTAATGTTAGTCCAGCCTCCAGGTAGACCGTTGCTTGCCCACCATTCGCCTTCTTGGTTAGCCACGATGAACCAGTATTCACCACTATTTCTAAAACCACCAGTAATGTAAGTTGGGATACCTGGAACACTGGCTAGTATTTCTTCATCACCATTTACACTACGAATGCCACGAACATCTGTCTCCACGTTGATACCATCGTTATATTCGTTAGCACCCAATGCACTTGAAGGCACATCAGGAGTGAATGACATTTTCTGTAAAGGTATAATTACCTCGCTATAACTTTTTTTAATTGCTGGCATGGTGGTTTCCAATATAATCTAATATTTATGGTTTTTCTACGGCTAATACATGATGCAGCCTGCCGATCTCAGGTGCGGACAAGAACAGTTCTTTCTTGGTCCAGCCCTGTTCGGGTATCCAAGTCTCGATCTTTACATGCCATTGCTCATTGTCAAGTTCATTGACTTCAACATTGACCTTGTAGTGTTCTTCATCTACGATGTTGCCTAAACCTGCTCGTGTTGGTGTGCGTCCAGGTGCTGGTGTGACAAACTTCTGCATTATTTGATTTCCTCTCTATCCAAGTCTGCTAACCATTCGTGATAGACACTATCCCAAGCGTTGATAAAATGCTTCATGGCTGCTAAATCACCTTTCTCTAAGTGTTCTCTCATGACATGCAACAATCCTATGGCTGTTTGGTATTCTTGTCTTTTGCCTTCACGCTCAAATTTACCCATTTTCTTTTTCATTCTATTCTCCTTAACTTCCAAAACTTACTTCAATGCTATTGCTATCAGTATCATAGGATAGAAACTCAATGTATCTACCCCAATAGCCAGTTTGCTCATGCAACTCTTGACAGGCTTTAATTAAATCGTTGATGATTACTTCATTATCTTCTACTCTGACCTGAGTGGTGCTGAAGTAATCATGGAATGGTAAGTCATTATCATCAATGTCCGCACGATAATCTAAACTGCTGACACTTAAACGGAACTTGCCGTTGAGTGGGTCTATTGGACCGTTGACTTGAGTTGTTAAAACTTCAAAATCTGTTGCTTGTATCATATTCTATCCTTTACTTGAAAATCTTTTTCTATGTGTGTATAATACACTAATAAAAATACTTATGCAATCTTAATTACGCCAAATTTGTTAGATTTGAACTGTCTGTTCAATTTCATAGCCAAATTGACTGCATGAGCACGATGAGCATGACTCACTCTAGGATAGCGAACACGCTGCCCAGAGGTCGCCCAAAACTTTTCTCTCATGCTAATTGGTTTGCCATCATAACTTAAAATCCAAATACCTTTACACTCTAATATTTCTATTACAGTATCATCTTCGCCGTAAGCGTATTTGTCTGCTGATATTATTACTGTTGCGTCTGGTCTAGCCATTATAGTGGTATCCTTAGTTCATATATGTGGGTCTTTTGACCTTTGAGTGCTTTTAACATTTGATCGTGTTGTGCATCTTCTTTGCGAGTAAAATAACCTTGCCAATTCGCTGGTAAGGTTTCTGGGCTGTGTAGTGTTAGTGTCCCGCCAAAAAAGTTGCTGGCTGCACTGTTAACACTGGCTTGTCCAAATATACTTGTAAACATGTTATTCTATCCTTTTTATAATCATTTCAATTATAACATCTGCCTCGTCATAATCATTGGCTTGTAGTCTATCTCGGATAGCCTCAATCTCAAAATCACTAGCAAATTCAGTTAATATCATTTCCAGTTCTTGTTCTGTAAGTTCTGTCATCTAAAGTGCCTCGCTGCTTCTGGATCAGTTAAGTTGGCTAACAACCACTGTTCTTGTTCAAACATCATCCAGTAGTATTCAAATTCATGATCGTAGCCAAAACCTTTAGCATACTCTCTGGTGAACAGTTTAACCTGGTTTTGTTCATCCTCGTTTAACTCATCCCAGCGATATTGTGCTATTCTTCGTTCAATGTTCGCCATTTGTTTTCCACTCAAATACTAATTCTTCATCTCTGTGATTGTTTTCTAGTAAATTCTGCATGCTATTCTCCTTTGTTTGTTGTAGCACAAGTATTTAGCGTTAAGATCAGTTATACACATGCTAAACGCCCCTTGAGCGTGACGAATGTTACCAGAAATGTTACCAGAACTACCCTAGGCTAGTTTACCAGATAACTGTTTACGTTTTCGTTGACTGTTTACGTTTTTTTAGGGCGTTTAAAAAAGTCCTACAGACAAAAATAAAAAACGCATTTTTTTTATTCTATATAATACTTTTTATTAAAAAAAACGTAAACACCGTAAACACCTAGGCAAAATCGCCATCCTAGGTATCTAGAATGCAGATTAGGTGTTTACGTTTTGCTTTTTGAAAACGTAAACAGTTTACGTTTTTTCGTAAACACCCCCGTAAAAAAGCCCCTTTCGGGGCTTTTTCATTATTTCCAAGTCCAATTCCATCGTCCGTTATCTTCTTGACCATAGCTATTATCACTGTCGTCTAAGTTTGTTTGCTGACCCATTCCTGTGTCTTTTCTCCAAACGGTTCGTTGCACACAAGTCTTGGTAACACGGTTAGTCCAAATCTTAGCCTTTTCCTGTAAAATAATGTTATAACCACGATCTCTAACCAATCTCTCAATTTGCTCACGCATGGTCTTTTTACCTGGTAAAACTTCACCACGATTATATTCTCTAATCAATCGCTCTAACAGTTCTGCCCTGATGTAAGTAAACGTAGCATCTGTAAACACTTGTTCTACGGTTTCTAACCATCCGCCACGCTGCCTGTCAATCATCTTACGATATTCTTCACCGTGAACTGGTCGAACGGTCTTTACATCGCCATGGAGATTGACCATAGCGTTAATCCACTTTCCTACCTGCTCATGACTGCGTAACAAATTTTGTCCACTATCAGGACCATCACCTTCAATCCATTGTTTGATATCTTCCAGGCTCATAGTTTTGCCCTCTAACTCTTTAAAGTAGCGTTGACAAGTCTGGTAGATATTCTTGGTAGTGGTAAAGATACTGTATCGGTTATCACTGCTGGTGCCACTAAGCGTAATACCGCCTGTAATTTCGTTACTGTAACTCATTACCAAACTAGTATTGTCTGCCTCGTAAGGTGTTTGATACTTGGCTTCAACCATGATTTTTGGACTGCCTAAAAATGCCTTCATGCGTTCCACATCCACTTTGTCACGCTTGGTTTCGTTGACAACTACAATGGCTTTGCCAGCGATCACGCTATTAAACTTACCAGTCACATGGTCTGTGTTACAGTTGTCAGCCACATTGCCCATGAACAGGGTTTTTAAGAATGTGTTACTGATTAAACCTTTACCAGCACGACCATCTAAGTCTCGGATAAACAAGTTAGGCAAGAACGGGTTATCAGGGTGTAGGTATTTGCACCAAATAGTTTGCTGTAAAGGTATAAAAATTTCAGGATCACCCACTTCACTGCCACTGATGCTTTCAATTATAGCATCAAATATCCAGTGATAATCTGTGCTGCCATCTTCAGCAGGCTGGCAGAAATTTCTGTTCATAATGTTCAAACAGCCAGGATGGTCCTGATAACTTTGAACGATCTTGGTAAATGTTCTGCCCTGATCTACTAACATGCTGTTGAACTCTTTAAAACTGCTGTAATCTTCAAGTCCTTCGCCCATTCTGATGTAAACATCCAAGGCTCTAAAGTTAGTTAATAGGGCATCTTTCTTGATACTAACCCATGCACGGTTGCCATACTCGTCGGGTGTTATTGTTTGATAAAACCAAACTGAATTGCCAGTTGAACTTTGGTGGAAATTGTAAGTATCAATGATACGCTGAATTTCCTGTTCACTCTCGCTTTTGGTCTGTTTCTTGTTTTCTTCACGGGCTTGCTTACTAGCATCTTTAACCAATTGCTTGACTATAGTGCTACTGCTCAAATCGCCGTTTTTAACTTGTTCTATGCTTTTAACAATCTTGCCAATCTCAGCGGCAGTTGCACCACTACGCATGGCTACATCACGCTTGTGTTCAAGTTGTTCTATAATGCTTTCGCGTAATTGTAATTCTCTTTCAACTTTATCCATGTTTTTTCCTTACCAATGCTTTTAATTGATCTATTGTCATGTTCTTTACACGGCTCTTGTCTTGTAATAGATCACGAACTAAATGTCTTAATGTTCCAGTGCCAGGACTCTTACCAGGGTTGTGCTGTCTTGCCAAGTTATAATACTCGTTACGTTTCTGTTCTGGATAAAACTCTTGCATAAGTTGAGCACCGACAGCAGGTCCAATAACTTTGTATACTGCCCAAGTAACACTAAGCCACATCTGGTAATCTAGTGTAAAATACTTAGTCTTTAGCAGAGTTAGTAACTCACGCACTTCATTGAACTCGTCTTCGGTAATGTCATTGATATCCTTAACAGGTATATCTAACTGCTCAACTTCTTTTTCAGGTTTCACATATGTTAACACAAACTCTAACAGTCTGTCAGGTATCTGCATCACCGAAACATCGCAAGGACTTCTATCCCAGCGATAATAAATGTCTGGGTTGATTAAACTATCAGGGTGTCTGCTTGGCGGCAATACACTTTGAAAGCCTGCATCCCAATTGCCCCATCTAAACTCTAGTTGTTGTGGTGCACCGTCATCACCCACTGGTCCAGTGATTGCAAACTTAGTAGGCATAACATGCCAGTATTCTTCTGGGACTTGAAATGCCATCTGTGCTCTGCCATTTTTACCGCTGCTCCAAGTAACAGTGTCTATATCTTCAAATGGTATACCCACTTGATCTAACCAACACTGCCATGTCCACGGACCATCAAAGTCAACAGCTAATACGCCATTACTGGCATCACCAAGTATCACGCCGATGTTGCCCGTCACAGGCACTTGATCTAGTGTAAGTGGGTGACGCTGCCAATTTTTAACTCGTGGTCCTTTAGTCGGCTTGCCGCCAGCATCGGGTATTGCACAGAACCTCCAACCTTGTTGTTCAAGTATTTTTAGTTCTGCGGTGTTCATTTCTTTTGCTCCAATGCTACTGCTATTCTATCTAATGCCTTGGCGATATCTGCCAAATAATTACTATTACCTGCTATCTCGTCAATAGCAAGATATAAATCCGCTACTCGTCTAACCAAATCTTCGGCTACTGCTAATCCAGCATCAGGTTTTAGTTGTTCAGTTTTCTTTCTTGTTGCCATTCATCATCCTTTCAGTTTCTATTCTAATCCGTTCTTGTCGCTCTGGATCACTGAGCATTGCATTATACTTACCTTCACGAGCCATACGTTTTTTTGCAGCATCTTCTGCCTTTTGTTGTCTTTGTTCGCTATCTTTCTTAAACCAGTCTATGATCTTTTGTGCTTGTGCAGTAGGTTCAGCAGTGCCAGAAAAGTCTCGCAAATAACTTCTGCGTTCTCGCTCTATCTGTAGTCTTTTGTTCTTAAATTCTTTTACATCTTTAGCAGTTGTTATACTACGATCTGCTAACATCTCATCTAAAAAATCACCAGCCTTCATATTACACAATGGCATACCGTCATAAAAAGTTATACCGTGTTCGATATTCTCACGAGCCTGTCTTAATATCCAGGCATACTCACTGGCTTCATCAGTGCTGACCCAAAGTTGTAGCGGCTTGAGATCATAGTCTATACCCTGCTCACGCAGACTTCTACACCAGCGATATTTCTCAGTGAGGTATTCAGCGTGGTTAGGGTTGACAGCGTTTGTTAAGTGTTCTTCTCGTCGGCGTTCTAAGTTATTACTATGCCCGACATAAAATACAATGTCTTGTTCGTCTACGGTAAAAAATAAACCGTAGATATGATGATGTTTATTCACGATTATCTACCAATTTTGCGTTATAGCCTGCTAACAAACTCATAGCCAAGTATTGTTCTGCTTCTTCCAGTTCATCGAAACTTTGAGTAACAGCATATGCAGGTCTTACTGGTGCTACCCAGTCAACAACATTGCGGTTGCGTATCATATCCAGAATGTATAAAACTGGCATACTTACCTCAACGGTGTAATTATATATTTTGGTCTTACCGCGTTTCTTTAACGCTCGTAATATTTCTTTTGGATTGTAATTAGGGTCTTTGTCCATACTATTCTCTTATATGAGTTCTCAGGCTCACTGTTATTTATGCCTAAGACCTAGATACCAAAAAGCCCTGGACCTTGCGGACCAGGGCTTATGGCTGAGAAATGAAATAAAATAAGAGAATACATTACCAGCATTGCACTGATAATGACTGATAAGCGACCAAAGGATACTCAATGGCTACGAGAAACAAACAAACAGGTTGCCTATCAGTCAAATATATTTATCACTGTCTTCTAAAAAACATAAAAAAACACCGACTTTTTTAGGGTCGGTGTAAATTCAAACATTGGAAAGTATTTGAAAGGATACCAAATGCCTTTAACTATTTGGTATATCTATTTATCACTTGATTCAGTAATTGCCTATGTCATTCCACTGCCAGCAATTTTCTCGCGGCAAATCACGAGACATAATGTTATCTGGTATTCTTGGATACTTTACAGGTCTAAGCGGTCTAACTTTTATTGTAGACCACTGGGCTATTATAGGTCTTGTAACACTGGCTAATGTTGCAGCAGTATCTTCACTTACTCCGCAACTAACCCATTGTCGAGTATTCTTAACACGATAATAATATTCATGTTCTAATCCAAGTGTAATGATATATGGTGCTAACACAGCCACGTTTATATTATCCGGCTCGGGTCCAAATATACAAGCGTGTCCGTCTTGCGACCTGCTCCATTCCATGTGTTTAGATAATACTGAACCGGGATGGATATCGTATTCAGCGATATCTCCCCGGCTTGTAGTCCATTCTGCGTGATTACTTCGTCTTATTCGTGTCATAGTATGTCTATTTAATAGACATTACAACTTAGTGTGTGACCAAATATCCTACAAACGCAAGTATAGCGGTTATGATAGTTCCAAAGGTTGCAACTACCTGTGTCGTCTTGCTTGAGTTTTGCTTTTCCAAAATGAGTTTAAGATCGCTGAACCCAGACGCCATCTCCCTTTTAAGACTTGATACTTCAGTCTCCACTTTAACGAGGCGAGCATTAAATGCATCTATCTTATCCTCCAACTGTTTGTATCTTAAGTGACATAAAGATACGTGTGTTGCTAAATCGTTTTCTTCTTGACTCACGGTTGTTTTTCTTTCTTTAGTTGTATGAGCAACCGCATATTTCCATACACGGCTGTCTTGATATTGCTTATCTATCTCTGCCATTATACTGCTGAGTTATCGTGGATATAACTCCAACGTGTATTTGTTGTATCCCAAAACGCCATCAAGCCGTTGGGATGGCTACTGCCACCGCTGTCACTTACGCACACTTGCTGACCTATAACACCGGTAATAGCGTTCCATTGTGCTGCTGTTTTAACCGGAAATCCAACCGGTTGTGTAAACGTTGTTGCTGTGGAAGTTAAAGTAGCGTAGGTCGTTGTGTCAGCACCATCCTGAAATGTATAACTATCACTCTTAAATGTAGTAGATTCAGGAGCACCGCTATAAACTTCAGTTAGTGTAGGTGTAGTTCCTGCTCTGGTTGCTTCAAAAGTTAAACGACTACCACTGCGTGTAGTAGAAAAATCTTCTGTTGCCTTAACCGTCATACGACCTGCTAAGTTGGTGTTGGCTTGATAACCTGTTGCGTTGGCTACGTTTACACCACGAGTATTGTATTGTCCAACAATATCTCCGTTTTTAAGCGGCATACGACGACCAGGAACACCACTCTTACGACCACCAATAATGGTCATTGTGTTAGAGTTTACTAAAGTCGGGTTGTCCGCAGTAGAAAACATAGCAGTGCCCGCAGAGGCAATTGTTGAAATGCTTATGTTATAAGTTCCAACGCCGCCGGTTCCAGTTCCAAAACTTGAAATAGTTAGCAAGTTAGGGCTACCGCTAAAGAATAAACTTTGTCCAACGCTGATAGTTCCGCTGGTCATAGCAGTGACGGTTAAGACAGTCCCGCTAACGCTGCCTGTGAATTGAGCAGTTTCGTTAGTTACACCGCTGATGTTGGTATATGTGTTTGTGTTGTTTACGTTAGTAACACCGAATTGGTTGAACCTGAATAATCCATCGGCACTGGTTAAAATACTACCACTTGATAAACTGCTATCACCAAAAGTAAGTGATAGTGTTGGGGGTGTAATAGCAGTGACGCCGTTGATAGTAGTAGAACTTTGTGCTGTCCAGTTAGGGACAAAATATCCTTGTCTGCTGGTTTGGTTAAGTTTAATACCTTGTGGAATTGCCTGCATAGCAATAACCATACCGGCGTTCTTTGTTCCAGTCCCTGTAAAACTGCCAGGAGTTCCACTTGAGAAAAGTGTTTGGCTATTACTAACCGTATAAGTTCCTGTGCTACCAGTGCCTGTGCCATAGCCGCTGATGGTTGTGCCGGGAATAATACCGGTTGCTGCTAAAGCCAATCCAGGGTGAACGTTGCTACCGGCTGTGACTGTTAGCGTAGTTCCAACAATATAACCTGTAAATGACGCTGTATCGTTTTGCCAAGTTTCTGTTGCTCTGGCAAAAATATTCGCAGGAAACACACCAGATTCACTGGTAAAACTGGCACCTTGATAACCGCCAAAGTTGATTACAGCACATGCAGAATTAGTTAAAGGACTATAACTTGTTCCTGTGCCTGCTATAGTTCCACGCTTGCCTTCTAATATAATACCGGCAATACCTTGAGTTGTGCTGGTGCCACCAGGACGTTGTGCTCCATAATCGCGAACCATCATACCGCCGATCTGGTTCCCACTGGTATTATCTGCGTATACAGTTGAACTTGCCAAACCTGTTCCGCTTAGTAATAGTGCAGGATATTTGCCAGTAGCATTAACACCAGCACCGCCGATTACAGCAGTGTTGTTGATATTAGCACCTAAGACACTTGTTGCAGTTCCTGGGACTGTAGCATTAGCACCACTTAATGTAATAGCAGTAGTTCCGCCACTGCTCTTAATGTCATTACCACTAACAGTTAAATCACCTGCCACTGTAAGGTCTTCGCCATTGATAGCGATAGCAGCATTGCCTCCACCTCCACCA